AGTAAACTCAATAAAATCAGCTATATCTACATCATAGAATAAGCTTTCCTCTAAGCCTAAGCTACCAAAAATCTGCAAATACTTATCTACTGGATCTATTGTGCTATTAGCACTTAGCTCAGTGATATTCTCAAACTGCTCAATAGTGAGCTCATCTAAATTGTTGGGGATCTCCCTTCCTAAAATGGTTATCATAGTTTTAATTTTTTTACAAATATACAAATAATTTAATATAGGTATGGCTAAAGATAATTTACCTATTTACAAAATTACTATTGATCCTGAATACTCTGAAAATGGGGAGGACTTAGGCATAGAACAAATAGCTTTTACATCCACTCCTGCTATCAAAGTAATGGGGATGGCTTTCAATTCTCAGGTTAAGCAAATGATCTTTAAGGATAATGTTAAGTATCGTATTGTAGCACCTGCTCTTATACCTATGGAGATCTATAGGAAAGATGATGAGGATGGCAAAGAGTACTATGTATCTTTTACTATTGAGGAGATAGAGAAAATTCATGCAAAGTTTATGAAGGATATGAGTAACAAGGATCTGTTCAATTTAGAGCATGATACTACTGAGACTGTGCCTGCTTATGTACTTGAAGCTTGGATAGTAGACAACCCTACAAAAGATAAAGCTTACTCATCATTTGGTATAGAGGTTCCTACAGGTACCCTAATGGTAACAGCACAGGTAACTGATGTGGAGTACTATAACCATTTGGTAGACAATGACCAGGTAGGCTTCTCAATAGAGGGATACTTAGGAATGAAATTAAAAGCAGAAACACAATTAAAAACAGATATAAATATGAACAAATTACCTGATGGAGAGCACACCATTGACGGTAAAATCTATGTCGTAATAGACGGTGAGATTACTGAGATACGTGATGCTGAACTAGTGGAGGCCTCTGAAGAGGTAGCCCTAGAAGATACAGTAGTAGAAGAGGAGGAAGTAGTAGAAGAGACTATGGCTGTAGATCCTGTACTAGATGCTGAGGCAATACTAGCAATAGTTAAGCCTGCCCTAGATGCAGAAGTGAATAATTTAGTAGCTATGATAGCAGACCTTAAAGCACAATTAGAAGATGCTATGGCTGTAGATAGTGAAGAAGAAGTGGTAATGGATGAGCTTGTAGCTTTGAGCGTGCAAGAAAAACTTAGTAAATTCAATCAATTTAATAATAAATAAAAAAAACAAAACAATGAGAAAATTAAGATTTGACTTAAACAATGGGACTAACGCCCAATTAACACCTAACGCTGAGGCATTCTATGCACAAGCTTATTTAGGATCATCTGACATAGTAGATAACTTTCGTACTTTACCAGGTGTAAAATTTGAAGTAGCTTTAGGAGCTGTTACTTTTGGTAGCATTCTACAGCCATCAGCTTGTGCTTTTACTGCACCTACAGATACTTTATCTGCAAAGATTATGAGTGTATGTGCTTTATCTGCAATGGCTCAAATTTGTCAATTTGAATTAGAGCAGTCTTTTGTATCTTTACAAATGTCTCAAGGTTCAAATGGTGATTTCACTGCAGCTAACTTTATGAACTTCTACTGGAGTGAGATGGCTAATTCTATCAATGGATCTATTGAGACATTAAGATGGCAAGGTGATACAGGTGGTAGTGCTCCACTTGATTTATGCGATGGTTACGAAGTACAACTTGCAGGAGATGTAGATGTTATCCCTTACACTGCTATGACACCAAACCCTACTTTTGCACAAATGCTAACTAATTTACAAGCTGCTTTTGCTTTAGTACCTGCTAACATTGCATCACGTACTGCTGATTTACGTATCTACTTACCAACACAATTAGTTAATATCTACCGTTTAGGTGTAGCAAGTGGTAACACTAATGCATATATCACTCAGGATCTATCTTTGACTTACTTAGGTGTTAAGATTGTTCTTTGTCCAGGTATGTCTAATGACCATTTGGTTATCACATTGAAAGATAATCTTATCTATTTGTTTGATGGTGAAGGTGATCCATCTGATCTACGTGCAGTGAACTTGTCTGATACTGTTGCTGAGCCTTACTTGAGAACTCGTGCAAATATGAAGATTGGCTTTAACTATGTTAATCCAACTGATATCGTTTTCGGATCTTAATATTAATTCATAGAGGGGGGCAACCCCTTTTATATAAAACTTAAAACACATGCCAACATGTACAGCCCTCGAGGGCATTCAAAAAAGTTGCGATAATAACAGTGGAGGTATCTATCAGGTATGGTTTATCCCTCAAGATAATATCAACGTAGTTACTGCAAGTACTACCTACCCTAGCTACGAGGTAACAGCTATTTCAGTTACACCTGCTTTAACAGTGTTTGACAGTTATTTCATTCGCAGAAATACATCAAACTATACTGAGGAGCAAGCTGCTGATCTTATCAATGGCTCTACTTTTGTAACACAAACTATAAATTTAGTATTTCACCGACGTGAAGCTGCTAAGTCTAATGCTCTTAAGATACTTGCTTCAGGGCAACAGTACCTTTCAGGTGTAGTATTAGATGCTAATGGTAAATATTGGTACTTCCCATACTTGCAGCTTACTGCAACGGGTGAAGGATCAGGTACAGCTCGTGCTGATGGCTCTAAATATACAGTTACTTTGGTAGCTGAAAATGAAAGCTTAGCACTAGAGGTACAGTTAGCAGGTGGCCCTGCAGCTTACACTGCTTTAGGCTTGATTTAATCTATTGCCTCTCTAAAATTAGCCCTGCATATTGTGGGGCTTTTTTTATTTCTAAACATTTGGCTAACATCATCTAATATAGGTATGATATACATTGAACAAGGTGTGGTTAATCAGGTAGTGCTTACCTTAACTGAGGTAACAACTGTACCCACCCCTCATTATCTATTTGCTTTCACTAATGAAATGAATACTCTATCAGTTACTCAGCTATTTACTACTGCTGATACTAGCTTATACCCTGAGAGATACAATCTTTTTGTACTTGATGAGCCTGTAGATATCACTTTATTACAAGGGCAGTTTATTTATCAAATTTATCAGAGCTCAGTACCCTATGTACTACCTTTAACTATTGCACAAACTACAGGAGTAGTGATAGAAGAGGGTAGAATGGTGGTAAGTGGGCCAGTAGGCACCTCAATATACGATTAATTATGGCATGGTATAGTAACTTTTTTAAGAAAGAGAGCACAGCTCCTGAAGTGGTGGAGGGATACCAATCCTTTAGCACCCCATTTATGCCTGTTGGTTCAGGTAACCTAACACTACCTTATGTAGATAGTAGGTACTCTGCTAATATGTGGATAAATTTTGGAGCTGAGAACTTGTACCCTAGCATGCTTAATCAGATGTACTACGCTAGCCCCTTACATGGTGCTATAGTGGACTTTAAGACTAATGCTGTCATAGGTGGTGGCTTTGCTCTTAAAACTGATTTGCTTACCACTGTAGAGAAATTAGAGCTTTATACTTTTGAAAGAAAAATTAATCTTAAGCATATTGTTAAGGCTGTCACTAAGCAGTTAATCATACACAATAGAGTTTACTTTAAGATATGCTATGGCCAAGCTAAAAAGATTAGCCGAATAGAGAATGTATCACCTGAGAAAGTGAGAGTAAGTGCAGATAAGAAGCTTTATTTTATTTGTGATGATTGGAGCAGAAGGATAGGCATACAAGAGATAAAGCCATACCACATAGCTAACTCAGACTATGAGCAGTTATATTGTTATGAGATTAAGTCAATAGGGCAGGATCATTATTCACTACCACAATATACTAGCTGTCTTAACTTTGCATTCTTATCAGGTGAGCTTTCGTACTTTGCTAAGTCTAATATTCAAAACTCTATCTTCCCTTCATTTGCTATGATGTTCCCTAAGAGGCCACAGTCTGAGGAAGAGAAGCACATGATCAAAGAGACTATAGATAGAATGAAAGGGGCTGCCAATGCAGGTAAAGCTGTAGCGTTCTTTGCTAATAGCCAGGATCAGTTACCTAAGATAGAAGCAATGCCAACTAATGGCAATGATAAGCTCTTTCAAGAGGCATCACAGCTTAACACTGAGCAGATATGCTTTGCTCACACTATAGATCCTATCTTAATGGGTGTACGTACTACAGGATCATTAGGTGGTGGTGCAGATATTAAGCAGGCTTATGTGATATTTGAAAAGAATGTAGTAATGGAACTTAGATCATGTGTTCAACATATTTTTAACGAGTTATTAACAATTTCTAAGATACCTGCTGAGTTCACTATTAATAACTTCCAAGTAATTAATGAAAATATAGTAGAGCTAGAGGGTGATACATCCAAAACTAATGATGCACTTAACTCACTTAGCCCATTGGTAGCTACTAAAGTACTTGAAACTATGACAATTAACGAGGTGAGAGCCTTAGCATCCCTTCCTCCTATTGAGGGTGGTGATGTAACACAAAGTGCAGCAGCTGCTGCTATAGTAGCAACCCCTATAACACCCACTGTATAATGCTATACTTCATAACTGAAACTTATCTTAAAGTTAATACTCCGATAACTGCTAATGTGGATGTTACTGATGTAACACCATACATAGCTACTCAGGCAGCACTAAGAGTACAACCTATTTTAGGCACTACTTTCTATAATCATATGCTTACAGCTTATAATGCTCAGACGCTTACACCTGATGAGGTAGATTTGGTGGAGTTTATTCAACCTGTAATAGCTTGGAGATCTGCAGAAGATGCTGTTTTTGGCTTAACCTACCAACTAAAAAACAAAGGACTTCAAACACAGTCAGGAGATTACTCAGCTAGTGTATCTCGTAATGAGGTAGCTTTCGGTATGGAGCACTATGCACAGAAAGCTAGCTTTTTTGAGACTAGACTTATCAGATGGCTGTTAGTTAATAGGGCACTCTTCCCTCAATTCATATCTACCACTAACCAGGATACTGATCTTAGGCCTATGTTCAATAACTGCAGCTGCATTAACCAATGGCAAACAACTTGCCTAGGAACCTGTGGTACCTTTAGAGAGAATGGATATAATAACTCTATACTAATACTCTAATGAAACTACAGTTAGCCATTCTATTATCTTCAATTCAAAAATCATTCTTACAACTATTAGCAGTGATATCAGCTTTTTTTTTACCTATTACAGGTATTTTATTTTTAATTGGTTTTGCTATTGTAGTGGATACATTAACAGGTATTTGGAAGTCAAAGAAGTTAGGGCTACCAATTACATCACGTAAACTATCAGCCATCATATCTAAGCTAATGCTTTATGAGGTAGCAGTGATAGGTTTTTACCTGATAGATAAGTTTATTTTAAATGATATCATCCTACAATTTTTTTCAGTGCCATTAATGCTCACAAAAATTCTATCCCTAGTGCTTTGTAGTATAGAAGTTATATCAATCTCAGAAAATTACAAGGCTGTTAAAGGCATAGATATATGGTCAGCTTTTAAGAATTTATTACAGCGTTCAAAAGAAATTAAAAAAGACATAGATGGAGTTAGATATAACAACGATAGTACAACACCGTCTATCTAAGGATCAATACATAGATGAGCTTACTGATAAGAAACAGATCTATTTGCACCATACTGCAGGAGGACCTGATGCTGTTAATGTAGCTAAATTTTTCAACAATCAAGCAGGCAAAGTAGCCACTGCTTTTATCATTGGTGCAAGAGGTACTATAGTACAGTGCTTTAGCTCTAAAAATTGGGCTTATCACCTGGGCTTAAAGCAGGAAGTATTTACTGAGGCAGGAGTATCATATAAGAGCCTAGATAAGATATCTGTAGGCATAGAGATATGCAACTATGGCCCATTGACTAAAAAGAATGGATACTACTATAATTATGTAGGTGGTAAAGTAGACTATACTGAGGTTACTATCTTAGATAAAAAGTACAAAGGGCATATCTATTGGCAGTCTTATACAGATGCTCAAATAGAGAGCACTAGACAGCTTCTAGTCTACCTTTGTGATACATATAAGATACCTAGAGATTACCAAAGTATTATCTTTGATATAGACAAACGTGCTTTGCGTGGAGAAAGTGGTATATTTACGCACAATTCAGTGAGACATGATAAGAGTGATATCTATCCATGCCCTAGAATGATAACAATGTTAGAGAGCCTATGAGACACTTACTACCTATTCTGATACTATCCCTACTATTTAGCTGTTCAGACGCTAAGAAAGCACAATACCACTATAAGAAGGCACTTAAGTATGGTCTAGAGTTAGTGCAAGATAGTGATACTATTAGAATTATATCAGTGGATAGCATACCGATGGTGGTAAATGATACAATTATATGGGAGAAAATAATAACTACTAAGGATACTATCATCAGCTTTAAGAATGTTTATGTGCCTAAGACTAGGTATCAGACCAGGATAGAATACAAATACAAAACACAAATCTTAAAGCAAGACGTACTTAAATACAAGTATATTTACAAGACTGAAAAAAAGCAAAAATCAAAAACTAATTGGATGCTCCTTGTTTGGGGCTTCATAATAGGAGTACTCCTGTCTTTCGTTACTAGACTTTTACTTAAACTATACTTATGATTAAACATTCTAAGAATGTGCACGAGCTTACCATTGATAAGCCTTATGCTCAAATTGCTATGCTATCAGATTTGCACTGGGATAACCCTCATTGTGATAGAGATATGCTAAAGAGACACCTTGACTATTGCTTACAAGAGGATATACCTGTTATGATTAACGGTGATATGTTTTGCTTAATGCAAGGTAGAGGAGATAACAGGAGGAATAAATCAGATATAAGACCTGAGCACAATAATGCAAAGTACTTAGATAGTATTGTTGAGACAGCTGTAGATTGGTTTTTACCTTATGCTCACATCATTAAATTGGTAGGATACGGTAACCATGAGACAGCTATAATCAAATTTCAAGAGACTGATATCCTGCAAAGATTTACAGATCTACTCAACTATAAAGCAGGATCTAATATACAAACAGGTGGTTATGGTGGGTGGTTTATAATTAAGCAGCTTTCAGGATGGGGATCTTCCTACTCAACTAAGGTAAAATACTTCCATGGATCAGGTGGTGGTGGGATAGTTACTAAGGGTGCTATCAATTTAACCAGGGCATTAGAGACTTATGAGAACTTTGATGTGTTTACAATGGGCCACATCCATGAAAACAGCTGCAGAAATGATGTAAGAGATACAATAGATCATCATAGTGTAGGAGGCTATGTACTTAAGCAGAAGCAATTACACTTAATGCTAACAGGTACCTATAAAGAAGAGTATGGAGACGGTTCTCAGGGGTGGCACGTTGAACGTGGAGCTCCCATTAAGCCCCTTGGTGGTAGGATACTTACCATTAAAATAATAAGGGCAGGTACAGCAGATAGATTAGTCAGTAAATATATTGACTCACATAAGTTTAATATGTAATTTTTTACATATATTTGCAACAAGGATCTAAATGGTCCCAATAGCCCCCTATATCTTTGGTTAGTTTGGTAGGGGGTTATTTTTTTGTCACAAATTTTGTTAGAATTTTCCACCATAACCGTAATATAACCGATTTAGTGATGAGAATTTTCCACTATAAGGTTGGTTATAGCCAACATAATAGCTAGAATAGTACATTAATGTAAGATATAGCTAACATATTACCCACTTTTTGTAAAGTATATTTAAGGTTATTCCCTTACTATAGGGGACCCTTTCATAAGGCAATACCCTTATTTTCTTATGTCCAAATTATTGTATTTTCTATACATGATAGGTTTATATGTTCACATTCCTTATTTAGAATGATTATAAACTACATCTATTTGTATCCTTAAACCCTTGATTTTACTGCATTCCTTATTTAGAATGATTATAAATTACAAAAAGTTGTATACAATTCATTGTAAGTACGTATATTTGAAAATAATTATTTAGTTCATTGAAATATCGGTTACAAAATTCAACTCCAAACAGAGCGTAGACAAACAAGTTACTGTAAAAGAATCCCTGAATGTGTAGATGATTTCTTACGGACAAGAGGGCAAACATGGTAGACACTACAAAAGACGGGTCAATGAAAAGTACTAACCGATATTTTATAAACTAAAAAAACAAATTAAATAATAACAATTTAAAAACTAACCAATGAACAAAGAACAAATGACAGCAATTATCCTCCTCTATTCAATAGAGTTGAGGGATGAGTACAATGAAATGGTCGGAGCATTCGGACACACTGATCCTGCAGCTCAGAGACTACAAATTAAGTATGCAACTCTATTAGTATTAATCGAAAAACTTGGACTAGATGAGAACTATTGATTTTATCCAGGGCTTAGCTGCCTTGACACTCTTTTTAGTAGGAATGTATATATCCTGTGCATTATGAACTACGAACTTGACTACTTAAAGAAAGGCTACCTCAATGTATGGTGGGCCTCTGAAGATGGAGGTATCATATACACTGCTGAGTACAGATGCTACTTTGTTGAGGAAGGTGTCTATGAGGCACTGCTAGTAGATAGCTACCTAACTACCACTAAATATAAATTAACCTATCCCTTAACTAGCATAGAGCTAGAAGAGACAACCCAACTTGTAGAAGAGTGGGGATATTTTAACCCTGAAAGTATCTAAATATGGAAACTACTGAAAACGAATTTACTCCCACAACTTTTAGCCTTAAAAGGAAGATGCTATGGTGGAGAGAGCAGAGCTCAACAGATGACAAAGGTGGCAGCTTCAACCTGGAGCTGTACCTAGACTATCTATCAGAGCAAGACTTTAACGAAATAAAACAAGAGAAATGAACCAGCATAGGATGATGAGAGTAATAAAGCTTATGCAATTTCTACAAGTGAAGCCTAGGCCTATCCATTCAATGGCTAGATACTTAGGCATAAGCACTAGATCAGTATACAGATACTTAAAGATGTATGAGAAAATTGGATATAATGTGCAAAGAGATGATAACTATAAATACTTAATCAAATGAAACGCTATAAAGTAACCTATAACTATTTTGAAAGTGGTAAGAAAATGGTAGGCACCAGGATCTTAGAGGCACTAGATAGAGATCATGCAATAATGATAATGGCTATGTGGCCCAAACTAATACTTAAGGTAGAAACGCTATGAAAAAATATAGAGTATGGCTAGAGGATAGCGTAGAGCCTGATGGTGGCTCATGGTGGAACTGTTACCTAGGGAAAGATGGTAAGCTGCATGATTACATCTATACAGATGAGCACGCAGATACACTAGAGTGGTATATTGAACATGAGTACATAGTAGAGGAGGTATGATAAGACAGCAGATTATAGATCTCTACCCACA